CGGCGTTGCGGGACAAGCTCAACGCGCCGAAAGACCAGCGCCGCGCGGAATCGTTCGCCGGCAAGGGGGTCGCCGACGTTGTACGCGAGGGACGCACGGACGAGCCGACCGACGAGAACCTGGCCGCCGCGTTCGCCAGCACGGCTAAGGCTCCCCCATCGAGTCTTTATGACCAGATCAGGCAAGAGATCAAACGCCAGACGGCCGAACTGCCACCGGAGTGGAAACCGACCGAGCCGGCGGCGCCTGCCGCGTCTCCGGATCGGAAAATCGCGGACGCCGAGGCGCGCGTCAAGGTCACGCGGGAACGTCTGACCAGAGCGCAGGAGGCGTTCGACCGGGCGGGGCATGATCCGAAAGTGGATGCGCTCCGGGAGCACTTCCCCCTCGGAGTGGGTGGCAGCGGCGGCGGCCGTCGGGGCAGCACGAACGCGCAGCTCCGCCGATACGTTGAGGCCCGCCAGGCACGCGACGCGGCACAGTCCCAGCACCTTCGCGCCGAAGGGCAGCTCAAAGAGCTAACCGCCCGGCAGGATGCCGCCGGGAAGTACGACCGAAGTACGGTGTCGGCCGGGGATGCTATCAAGGTCGACGGAACGTGGTACCGAGTCCAGAAAGCCAACCCCAAGACCGTACAGATCGACGCCGGCCGCGGGATGGACGTCAAATACAAGTGGGACCGGGTCACCGACCACAGACCCGCCAAGCCGGCAGCGGCACCACCGGAGGCCGCCAGCGGCGAGCAGTACGCGCAGATGATGGGCGAACGCGCCGCAGCCAACCCGTCGCCGCAGAACATCGTCGACACGATCGACGCCCGTGATCGGACCCGTCGGGCACAGGTGGCCCAGGGAAAACACCCGGCCGTGGCCGCACCCCCGAAGCCGACCCAACAGCCAGTCGTCACCGGCGACCCGGCCCCGCACTACGAGAAGTTGTCGCAGCGGGTCAAGAGCCCACAAGCCAAACAGATCATCGACGAAATGCGGCAGCGCGGCTACATGCCCACCAGCAACAACTCCTACGCCATGAACGAATGGCGTACCCCGGGCGGGCGCCACATCTACGTCCGCAACGACAACGGCACACTCCGCCTCGCCATCAACGGCGTGAACGATGACGTCACCCTTACGCAGGCGCTACGCCACGTCCAAGGCGGTGTTGCCCGCCCGTTTACGCACACCCCGCCGGTCATTCACCCGCCGAAACCGCGCCGGATCCCGCAAACACCGTTCAAGCAACCCGAGGGACTCGACCCGGGCGCGCAGGTCACGTGGGAACACACCCACGGCGACGACACCGTACGGACCCGTACCGGACGTGTCTGGTCGGGGGCGCCGGTTCCCCACGGTGCGAAAGATGCGGCGTGGGTCATTCCCGACTTCGATTTCCCCGGCGACCCCAAGAGCCGGGCGCTGCTCGTTACCCAGAGCGGCAACGACGGGGGTTTCTACTCCCGCGACGGTCAGCACGGGCTGTCCAAGGGTGCGGGCGGTAGCTTCTACGACCTGGCATACCTGGCCGCCGACCTGGCGAAGGGCCGCGCAGTCGAAGGCGACGAACTGACGATGGTCCTCCGCGCCGCCGAGCACGTGTGGCACGCCCAGCAGACGCTTATCAAGGGTGCTGCGCGGGCAGAACTACTGAAGGTCGGGCCAAAAGGGTACATCCACGGGTGGATCCTCGTCGGGGCGCCGAGTGTAGGCAAGCGTGTCCGACACAAAGAACACGGCCACGGCACCGTGCTCCGCGCGGGCAAGAAAACGTCTACCATACGGTTCGACTCGGGCAAAGAGCACGCGTTCGAGCACGGCGCAACCCCAACCGGGCGCAAACACTTCACGGAACGAGAACCGAAGCCCGCCAGGTTCAAGCGCACCGCAGAGCCCGAACCGTCAGCCGAAGAACGCGGCGTCACCGCGCAGGCCGAAATCCACACCCGCCTCGCCGCCGCAACCATCGACCAACTCACCGACGCGTTCCGGCAAATCTCTCAACGCCCGCCCGGCCCGGGCCGTGACAAGGCGCTCCGCGAACTCGACGCGGAACTGGCCAGGCGGGAAGGGGTACCACACCTCACCGTCGAAGACGACCCGCATTCACGTCGGATCGACAATCTGATCAGCCGTGGCCGGTCCTACACCGAGGCATACGCCGAAGCGCACGACCTGGACCCAGCCCACCTCGACCGGCAGGAACGGGCCGCGCTCGTTGACGCGGAACGCCGCCCCGGCGAGCGACGCGAACAGACGCTACGGCGCATGTACGCCGAACACGTTGCCCTGTCCTACGTCCAAGCCGAAGCCGTGACCCGAGGCAACGTTCTCACCGCCGACGGCAAGGCAAAGGGCATCGACCCCATGTCGCTGTGGTCGGGCAACCCGGGCCGAGCGCGAAAGTACGCTTCCGACGAGCTGAAACAGTTCTGGGAGTCCAGCGGTGGCCGGGTGACGTGGACGCAGTACCGCGCCCGCTACGATGTGCGTTCCCGTCGGGCGGCCGAGGCGTCCCGACTGGTCGGCGCGGGAAGGGACTTCGGCGTATGAGCCAGCTACCCGCCGACGAGGAGATCGCCCGCGCGCAGGCGCTGGGCCGCCTCGCAGCCCGCGAAGGTGCTAGCGCCGCAACGTGCCCCTACGGGCAGGACACCCCCGCCGATCGGGTGTTGGCGTACCGGTGGGTGCGCGCGTACACCGCTGCTGGCGGCAACGCCGGAATCGACTACACCGCGGCTTAGCCGCCTTATTCTCACCCCTCGTTCCGCGCGCCCTGTGGGTGCGCAGATCCCCTGCGCCCCAACCACCCCAAGGAGTCGCGATGGCCGCCACCCTGGCAGCAGACCAAAAGATCTACATGACGCTGCCGATCGTCAAGACCGAAGAAACCGACGAAGGCATCATCGTCTACGGCAAAGCCTCCGACGGCCGGATCGACTCCGACGACCAAATCGTCTCCTCCGACTGGTCCGGGCCCGCGCTCCAGAAATGGCTCGACACCGCCGGGAACGTTCGCGTCCAACACAACCCGCAGCTCTACCCCGCAGGCAAAGGACTGTCCGTCGAAATCGACCGCGACGGCGACGGCGGCCACTGGGTCAAGTCGCTGATCGTCGAACCGACTGCGATGAAACTCGTCCGGAACAAGGTGTTGACCGCCTACTCCGTCGGGATTGTCCGGCCCACCATCAAACGGGACCTGACCAGCAAGGCCCGCGGTGGAATCGTCTGTGGCGGCGAGGTCGCCGAAATCAGTCTGGTGGACCGGCCCGCGAACGACGGGTGCGGCATCACCCTCGTCAAGTCGGCCGGCGACCATGAGCCGTGGACTCACGGCGACCTGGTGGACCTGCTCGTGAAGGCCGAAGCGGCAGCGCTGCTTACCAAGTCCGACGCTGGCAAGGTCCCCGACCAGGACAAGGCAAACGAGCCCGACGCTGACGACGCGGAAGACGACGCCGTCCAGGACGAGGAAACCGACGACGAGGGTGGCGAAAGGTCGGAGCCGGAGAACACGCAGAAGTCATACGCCACGGCCCGCGCCGACTGGCTTGCCCGCGAACCTAAGGCAGCCGAGCAGGACCTCGGCTCCGGCACCGCGTTCCTGGCGAAGCGGGCCGCGATGGCGCTGTGGGACACCTGGGACGCTGAGGGCGCCGAACTGGGCCTGGACGGCACCTCCGCCGGGTACCAGCTGTGGTTGTCGAAGCGTGACGTGGACCCGAACGTGGGTGGCGGTGGCGGTGTTGACCGCGACCAGATGGACGCGATGGATTTCATCGACCCGGATGGGCGCCGGTTCCCGATCCACTCCCCCGGCGACGTGTCCGACGCCGTATCCAGCTACGGGCGGGCGAAACCGCTGATCCCGATGCGTAAGTTCCGGGCCCGGCTGAAGGCGATTGCCCGGCGGAAGGGGCCGGAGTTTGAGGCGGAGTTGCCGGAGTCGTGGGCGGGGAAAAACTTCACCACCACGTCGCCGAACACAACCGGTCTGGTGCCGTACAACCTGCAAGGCCAGCAGCGCCCGTTCCGCCACGACCCCATCGACGACGACGGTAACGAGGACGACGAGAAGACCGACATGATGGAGGCCGACCTGACCAAGGCGGTCGATGCCGGAAAGTCGTGCAAGCGGTGCGGGAAGACGTACCACGCCGATGCGAAGGTGCGCCGCTGCGAGGGGTGCGGGAAGAAACTGCCGAAAACAATGGGTAAGGCCGCCCGGGCGCTGCTGACGAAAGCCGGAATCCACAACTGGAAACACGGCTGGGTGTGGATCGGCGCCGGGAAAAACCCGCGGTTGCACGAGCACATGGCCGCCCACCACGAGGCAATGAGTAAGGGCAAGTTCGCGGAGGCGGCGGGGCACCTGCACGCGGCGTCGATGACCGCGAACTCCGACAAGGACAAGGGCCTGTCGGATCGGCTGATGGCCCATGCCGGGGAGATCGCGGCCGGTGCCCCGGCCCAGTCGGGGAAGGTGACCGCCGCCGAGAAGAAGTTGCATGAGCATTTGGCGGGGGCGCACCGCGCGAACGCTGCGGGTGATATTTCGGGGGCGGAGGATCACCTGTCGGAGGCCAAGGCCGGCCGGGAGCGGGTGGAGCGGCGCCACGGGGTGGGGAAGCCGGAGGCGGAACCTGCCCGCGAGTCTGACGCCGCCCATACTCGCAGGTTGCACGATATTGAGCAGGAGGTTCGCGCGGAGTGGGCGCAGCGGGAAACGCAGCCGGCGGCGGGGACGTTTATCGGCAACGTGCCGTCCACGCACGGGAACGCGCGACCGCAGCCGGAGGCGCGCGCCGCGAAGAAGCCGCCGAAGTTGCGCGGCGAGTCGTTGGCGTCACAGCGGGACCGGCAATCCACCGCGGTCCGGCTCGACGTGGACCGCGAGGCGGAAATGGCGCAGGCGGCCCGGCGTACCCCGACGACCGCGGCCCGGGCCGGGGAGGTCGCGGCACGCCACTTCGCGGAGGCGCGGGCCCCGCGTGAGGCCACAATGCCGAAGCCGGAGAGGGGGCTGGGCCACGACGCGTTTGATGGCCGGTCCCGCACCGCGTGGCAGGCCGAGGCGCGGCGTGTTGGCGTGAAGCCCCGCCGTGGTGCGCCGGCGCACGAAATTGCGGGCATGGTCGGTATCCACCATGCTCACCAGGCCGGCGGCAGGGATGCTGCCGTTCGGTTCCGCGCCGAGCATGACGCGAAGTTGGGCCGGCTCGGCGACTCGACCGGCATGAACATCTACCCCACCACCGCCGGCAACCCAGCCGCGCACGAAGCCCGGATCCGCCGCGAGCAGACCCACTACGAAAGGGCCGGCGGCGCCGACCGGCCCTACACGCCGCCACCAGCAAAGCGGATGCCCGAGGCGTCCCGTGGCGGTGGCGTGGTTCAGACCCCGGCCGGATCCGTTCCGATGGGGCGCGAACCGGTTCGGGCCGCACCCGGCTCCCAGCAAGCCAAAGACGAAGCCGCCCGGGCCGCAGCCAGCCAAGGCGAACACCCCGGCGACGCCGCGTGGCGCAAACTCGCCGGGACGACAAGCCGCGACCAAGCCGCAACAGTCATGGGCGGCATGAAACTACCGGAACTGCGAGCCCTCGCCGACCGGTGGAACGTCGACACCAAACGCAACAACGGCAAACCGTTCTCCAAGCCGATGCTCATCGAGGAACTCTCCGGCGCGTACGGCCGGAACTCAGCGCTGCGCGGCATGCGCAGAATCAAGTCCCACAACGGAGGCATCATGGGTAAAGGCGGCAGCGACCTGCCCCCCGACACGGCCGTCAACACCTACGACGCCGACGAACCAACCTACTCCGCACAACGCATGCACGACGCGCTGTGCCCCGCCTACGCCTGGCCCGACGTGGCCAAGGCCTACCCGGCGCTCACCTCAGTCGCCGACGCCATCGACCCCGCCTGGTTCACCGACGCCGTACTCAAAGCCGCCGACCACGGCGACGCGTCCGGAATCGTCTACGC